CGGTCGGGTTTCCTGGATGATCTGCCGTCTTTGAGATAGTAATAAAATTGCGCATATTTTTGCGACTATTTGCGCAGGTAAATTGAGGGATTTGTTTGAATGGATGAATTGTACGAAATTTTGGGTGCTTTCTTCGGATGGTGCTGGTGTAACCATTTAAGGGAATATACTTGGCGTTTGCTTTATTGGCCGGTGCTCGAGTTCTGTGGTGATCCGCCGCAGGTGTTCGCGGTCTGCGCTTATGGTTTCTATTCGGGTTTCATGTCGGAGGCCCGGGGCTTGAGCTGGGACAGAAAGTCACGCTATGGGGAAAAATAAATGGCTAACGGATTTTTGAATGATTTGCCCGACCTGAATATGCCGGTAAGGAGAAAGAAAAAGAAGTCACACAGAACCGGCGCCACCGGTCCGAGAGAACAGGTGATTCGTTATATGAGGCTTCGATGCCCGAAATGCGGTTGTGTTCAGGTCCCGGCGTATCATACGAATCCGGCGGTTGATGGCAATATAATACGGTATCATAAATGCTCAAATTGCGGCCACACGTTCAAAAGCATTGAGGAAAATTATCAGGGCAAAGAAGATGGTAAATGATTACAAATTTAACTTGGCCGTTTGATAAAAGACATTTTTATCATACTTTTTTTCAAAAAAAAATGTCTTTTATCTGTGTTTTTGGTCTAAAAAAGGGGATTTAGGAAAAAATATAAAAAAGAATAAAAATATCATTTGACTTATACGATTATAATGGTATGATTGTAATAGAATTGATAATTAAATAATAATTGAAAGGGTCGAAAAATGAAACGCATAAAAGTACAAATTGAAAGACAAACCCAAAAGGCCTACCTGGTAATTGATGAAAAGGGCCGCAAGGGCTGGATTCAAAGGCGATGGCTCGATGATGATGGGAACGTTGCCGAAAAAACCATGTCACGAGCATCAGATAATTTCAAAGAGCGGGAAAATGCTTACGCCGAGGCCAAGGAATGGTCGGAAAATTATCATAAGATTATCGAGGTAGAGCGAGAGACCGGGAAGGCAGTTGCGGTAAAGGCTTTATTCGACGCCTATAATATAGAGCGGGATTACGAGCGATTGTTATGGATTCCAAAGTCCCTTATCAATAACATGGCCATCCCCGGCTGGTTCGTTGCCAAAAAGATTCGCGAAGCCGCCGAACAGTTAAGCGAACAGATTCGTACGGGGGTATTACTGATATCCGTGGCGATTGAAGATTGCGATAATTTCCATTGTGTGAATTAAAAGTTGAAAGGGCAGGATTATGGAAATAAAAGATGAAGAACTATGGCGAAATAAAAAATATGCCATTGTAAAACGAACTTATAGCGATGGTTCTGTGGCGATTATTGGCGGCTGGTATGAGAATCACAAATATGGCCCTCCTTCTTTCTTCGGACAATCAACTGGTGCGTTACCACAATACGTTCAAAAGTTAATACACAAATTTGAAAGGATAGGATTATGAAACGCACATGTGCAATTTGCGGGCGAGAATTTAATCACAACCCGGGCCTCGACACTCACGAAAAATGGGTAGCTAAGTGCATTGCCTTAATGCTTCGCTATTGGCGCGGTTGGCAAGGAAGGCCAGGGGCTGGGCTTTATTGAAAGGGTCGGAAAATGTCAGGTTATGTAGGTTTTTCAAAATCAACAAACGCCGTTTACGCAGAAGAACATTGCAATGCTTATCCAGCCTCAATAATCGCTAAAAAGTTGCGCGTTAAAGTTAAAGCCATAAGGGAAATTCTTGAGCCTTCCGAATGGCATCACACAAGCTCTTGGTTCAATTCGACCGATTATTATGATGGCAGATTGCTCATTCCTCTTGCGAATAATAGTATGCCGGACCGCTCTGATTACTATGATGAGGATGATTTGTTTGAAGCGGCAGAATTACTAATTGAACTTCGTCAATTCCAAGGGCCAAAGCCAATCGGTTGGGTAAAACACAATGTCAAAATTGATTGGCTTGAATGGTCCGGAAGCCGCAATCGGCCAAAATGCACAGAGAGGAGCGAAGTTGGTTGCAAAGTTGAATTTAATGGAAAGTCGACCTATACTATAACTTTGCCAAGTGGTTATGTATTTAAAAAGCGTAAAGAAACGAACGGATTACACATATATGATTAGATTTTTCGACCTAAGGCCCGCCCGGTTATAACTTGCTCTCAGGCAGTATGTGGCAGTTACTTTTTCAGGGCGGGCCTATTAGGAGTTTGGAATAAGATGGCAATTACTTATATAGATGAATGGCTTGTAGCGGAGGGGACCGACAGTGGCCGATGGTATGTAATTCATACTATCTCGCCACGGTTCATAATGGAGATTTGCGATGAAGATGAAGATGCCGGTTATAGTTCGGGCGAAACATTGATGATTGATAATTGCCTTGATGCTTCGCTATTGGCGCGGTTGGCAAGGAAGGCCGGGGAAGTATTTGCCAGATATGATAAGGAGCTTGAAGATGAGCAAAATTGATTTCCGCAAAGAAATAAAAAAACGAATGAAAACGAAAAAAATCAATACGCCAGAGCTTGCGAGACAGGCTGAGCTTAACGTAAACACATTATACAATTATCTTTCTGAGAAAAGCGAAATGACAACAGGCAATTTAGAGCCAATCCTTAAGATTCTGGAATTTACGAAATTGATTTAATTTTGCGAAAATCAGCGAATCCCCTTTTTTGAGCCGTTGAGCGGGATATCGGCTTAAAAAATTTTCAACTTGTTACCAACTCTTGGTAATCACCCTCTTTCTTCTTCAAAGCACATTTTGTAGTTTGTTATTTGCATGCAAACTTCAATTGAGATAATTGAGGAAATCAAGAGCGATGCAGCGAGGCTGCAGAGGAAGTTTCTGGCCTTGCCGGCCCCGGGTGAAAATGTCAATAAAAATCAGATGAGGGCGATTGACAAGGCGCAGATTGGCCTATCAATATGGCGCAGCAGGCGGCTCGAAACTTTAGAAAAGATTTTTACGAGGACAAGTTAATGGCGACTACACTGGCAGAACAGCTTGCAAGTGTGCAGGCGGCCATTGCGGCGATTGAGAGCGGCGCTCAGAGCGCAACGAATGAAGGTGCGACTGTGACTAAGGCGGATTTGCGCACACTTTATGCCCGCGAGGAAAGACTGCTTAACAGGATCGACCGGGCGGACAGGGGCAGAATCACGGTAGCTGAATTCTGATGAGAGAAGCGAATAGAAAATCTGGATCGTTTTTACGCAGAATTTCAGTGCGTTTGGATGATGTGGTAGGTGTGTTATCGCCGCGGGCGGCCATGATGCGCAAATCATATAGATTCGGCTACGATGTTCTGGACAAACATCGAACACGGAAGAAACGTTCTGGTATGGGCGGTTCCGGTGACTCGCACCTGACGGCGGAGAAACTTTCGAGATTGAGCGACATCTGCGAGGACCTCGCCCGCAACAATCCGCTGGTCAAGGGCATACTACGCAAGCTGGCCACCAAGGTGGTCGGGACGTCCACAAAGATACAGGCCAGAACCAAGGACAAGGAATGGAACCAGGCGGCGGAGGACCTGCTGAAAGCCGAATTGATAGATGTGCCGTGTGACGTTACAGGCCGTTTCAACCTGCCTGCATACCTGAAAAAGCTGTACCAGTCGTACTGCACGGCCGGTGACATGTTTACGATATTTACGGATGACGGGATACAGGCGGTGGAGGGCAACCAGGTGGGCACACCTTACGGTGCAAAGAAGGCGGAGAACTTCGACGTGACAAACGGCATAGCAATAAGCAAAAAGACAAAAAAGGTCATCGGCTATTATATCGGCAAACCGAATAAGTGGGGCTACATCAGAAATGAAAGCGTTCAAAGATACACCGCCGATGTAGTGCATCACTCATTCAATCCGGACAGGTTCAGCTATTCCAGGGGTGAGCCTTTGCTGGTCAGCGCGGTCGATACTATCGATAAGCTGTTCGGTTACGTCGATGCCGAATTAGTGGCGGCCAAGATAAATGCGTGCTTTCCGATGATGACTACGACCAAGGATGCCGCCGGCCAGCCGCCGCCGTTTACCAGGGGCATTAGCTCATCCGGCAAGGACGAATACGACAGGCCGCTGATGAAGATAGACCCGGGCATGATATGGGAGGGCGGACCCGGAGAAGAGGCCAAGGCTATTGGGGCACAACGTCCAACTTCGGCGTTCGATTCCTTCGTTCTGCGGATACTGATGCTCATCGGCAACCCGGTGAACCTGCCGCTTATGCTTATGACCGGTGACTTTTCCGGCGCTACGTTCATGAATTCGCGGGTCGCATACCAGGAGGCCAGGGACACTTGGTACGATGAGCAGGAGCTGGTCATAAAGCCGTTCGTGAGACGGCTGTGGATATGGAAGCTGCAGCAGTGGATTGCAGAAAAGAAGCTGACTCAGAGGGATGACTGGAGGAAACACGAGATCCTATGCAAGCGCTGGCCATACGTTGATCCCTTCAAGGAAGCTAAGGCCGATGAGGTACAGCTTAGGAATGGGACGACCACGCGTACGGGGATATGTGCCAGGCAGGGCGATGATTTTAGGGACCTTACGGACCAGAGGGCGGATGAGGAGAAATATCTCGAAGAGAAAGAAGTGGATTTGGTTCCACCGAAAATAGAAAAACCAGCGGCTTAAAAAGGTGAAATTATGCCGTATGCTAAAAGTGCAAAAAAATACGAATGCGAATGTATCGATTGCGGCTATATTGAAGAGAGTGATAAGCACTGCAAGGATATTAAATGTCCCAAGTGTGGCGGTCAAATGAGAAGGAAGGAACGGCCGGGACCCGGCCAGCAGGCCGGGAAAAAGGAGAAACAATCTATGACCGAAGATACGGCGCCCACCAAAGCTTGTATATTTAATGATAGTGCAATTGTTGCTTTTTCAGAAGATGATGAAAAGAATAACAATTTCCGGATAGTCGGATATTCCGGCGGCATTATAAAGGATCACTGGTTCTGGGGCGATGTGGCCTTTGATTTGAGCGGTGTGAAATTCGCCAAAAAACGCATTCCCATTCTCGAAGAGCATTTCACGTTCAAACGGATAGGTTTTTCGACCAAACAGGAAATCAGCGATAAGGTGATTGTTGAGGGCCAATTTCTTGAAAATGAAGATGCTCAAAAAATCAGAGCAGATATCAAGGCGGGTTTTCCGATGGAGGCTTCGGTTTATATTGTGCCTTCCTCGATTGAATATGTCAAAGACAAGAAAAATGCAAATGTCAACGGTAAAAACCTGGAAGGCCCGGGCACGATTTTTCGCAAGGCAGTTGTGAAAGAAGTGAGCATGTGCGTATTCGGCGCCGATAGCAATACGAATTCATCGGCATCGGACGATAATGATAATCAAAAAATCAAGTTCAAT